CTTCCGATCTCGAATTAAATAATCCTGCGTGCGGCATCACCCACCATAACGACCTTACAGGTACAAACCCTTGTATTAAAATTTATCTTTCTAAAATTGCAAAACCCGAAAAAGTTTTACAGTTACTATTCAAAGAAACCTCACTCCAATCATACTATGGTATTAATATGACCATGCTTGATCGAGGAATGGAGCCAAAAGTATTTGGATGGAAACAGGCATTGCTCCTCCATTTAAAGCACGAAGAAGAATGTTACCGTAAGGCTTTCAACTACGATTTGGAAAAATTCCGTGCACGGCTGCACATTGTAGAGGGCATTATCAAAGCCATTAGCATCATTGATGAGGTTGTTGATACAATCAGAAAATCTAGCTCCTCAACAACTGCCAAAACCAACTTAATGGATAATTTTGGTTTCACCGAACCACAAGCCAAGGCTATCCTTGAAATTAAGTTAGCACGACTTGCAACCCTAGAATTGGCAAAATACCAAGAGGAAGCCAAAACCTTACAAGATAATATAGATCGTATCCTTGAAATTCTTAATAACGATACTTTATTTAAACAAGAGATAGAAAAAGGATTCCGCGCAATGATTGAGAAATATGGCGATAGCCGCAGAACAAAGATACTCAATATTGAAACTAAGGAAGAAGAGCCACAAGAGATTGAAAAATACAATCTATTTTTAACTAATGCTAATCGACTTATCGTACAGAAGTCAAGTTCACTGTTGACTGGAACGAGAAATACTGCGGGCACACGCTTCAAACTCAATTCCAATGAACTTATAGTCTCCATGGTAGAGTGTAATACTAATGACCCTGTGATGGTTACTACATCTCTTGGTAGAGGGTATTTGCTAGACAGCTTTTCTGAAGGCATTACAAGTTTAAACGATAGCTTTAACCTAAATGACAATGAATATTGCCAATTCCTAGTTAATACCATTGAAAAAGATAAAGACCTTTTCTTTGTTACTAAACTTGGCCAAATCAAAAGAGGAAAAGTAGAAGACTACATCCCTGTGAAGAAAAAAGCAGGAATTACCCTTTTAAAATTAAAAGAAGGCGATGAACTAGTTTCGGTCTTTTTAGGTGGCCAAAACGATAAAATAGGTGTTGCCGCATCTGATGGACATTTTACTCTCTTTGAGGCAGGACCAATAGAACCTCTAAAAGGCCGCACCGCTATGGGCGTAAAAGCCATGAACCTTAAAGATGGGGCATATATTACATGTGCCGTTCCGGTAAAAGACGAAAAAGAACTTGTAACCATTACTTCTGATGGATATATCAAGCGTACTTCATTCAATAATATCCCCGTCAATAGTAGAAATTCTGTAGGAGTATTGGTACATAAATTAAATAATAACAATACTCTCGTTGGCGCGCTTCCTATAAATACAACAAATGATACGGTAAAGGTCGCGGCCAGCCGCAGTGTAGTACAGCTTTCTATCAATGATATACCCAACTTGGAGCGGGCTGCGGTAGGAGTTAAATCTATAAAACTAAAACCTGAAGAGGTTGTTAAAGGAGTATATTTATGAAATCTCATATTATTATCGACAAGAGAAAAGTGATTGATGATAACCGCGAGGCTATTAAAGACTGTTTTAATGTCACTCTTGACGAAGAATACGATTATTTAGAGTCTTTAAAAACAGACGAAGCGCCTGAAGAAACTCGCAAAATGTTTGAAACACTCGCGGCCGACCATGAAGCACTGCGGCGTGCGCTTATTGATAAAACCGAACTTACTGACTTGCAAGTTGAAGAGATTGGCTTGGTACTTAAACATCGTGCAGGCGTTATGCAGGTTAAACTTGATCAACTAAAACAAGCAACCCAAATTATTACCACTCTTGCGAAAAATTTTGAGTGAGAATAGTTGACTTTAGCAGAATATTATGCTATAATATTTATAGAAAAGAAAAAGAGAGAAAAAATTTCAAGGAAAAAGTATGAGTAAGAAATTTGACAAAACTCTCTGCTTCTGGTATAATAATATTACAATGAAAAGCGAAAAAGCTTTTACAAAATTAATTAGAGTATAGGAGAATGTTACCATGACTGATGGAAGTCGCAAAGTTTTTAATTTTCTGAAAGAGAACGCTGGCCTGAAGGTTACAGGACACGACATCGCAGATGCACTCGATGTTAAGATCAATGTTGTTACTGGTTCTGTCAATGGCCTCGTGAAGAAAGGCTATGCTGTTCGTACAGAAGAGCAGATTACAGATGCAGAGGGCAAGCCCGCTACTGTTAAGTACATCTCTCTCACCGATGCTGGCCTGGCGTTTGACCCGGATGCAGAGCAGGCTGAATAATTTAATTTAACCTATCAAGCGGAAAGAGGCATGTATATGCCTCTTTTTCTTGACAAAAGAGAAAAACTGTGGTATAATAATATTACAAAGTGAAAAACTGAAATAAAAATGGAGAAAAATTATATGAAACAGGCAACAAATGTATTAAATGTAGCAGGAATTCTTAATGAGATTGACCTCCAGGAGAGACAGGACCGCAATGGTAGAGATTATATCAGTGGCAAAGTGTTTTTCTTGGTCGATCAGACCTTTGGTGGAAAAGAAGAGCATGAGGAACTAGAAGTAGCAGTTTTTGCTTATAAGAAAACATCAAAAGGTGGAGATAACCCCGCATATAAGTCTGCGAAAGATTTGATGGAGAATGGTATTTCTGTCGCGGCGAGTGGTTCTGCGTCTACGGCAGATGCTTATCGTATTGGTGGCGGTAGAATTACATCAAATTCCTTCACAACCACGGATGGTAGGAATGTAACATATTATCCGATGCAGGCGAGTTTCTTCAATAAGATTAATGGGGATTATACTCCTGATGCGTCTTTTGAAACTGAAATTTATATCACAAATATGAAAGACGAAACAGATAGAGAAGGAATTCCGACTGGTAGACTTATCCTTAATGGTGCTATCGTTGGTTTTAATGATCGTATTGATGTAGTACCGTTTGTAGTTGAGGATGCCAAGGCTGTCGCACACATTAGGGATAATTGGAATGTTGGTGATACCGTTAGAATTTATGGTAAAGCACGTTCCACAGTGGAAATTGTACGTAGAGCATCAAATGAGGATGTTTTTGGTGAAGCTCCGGTTAGAGAGTACAAGAACACCCGTAAAGAGTATGTAATTACTTCTGGTTCCAGCTCACCTTATGATTTTGAAACGGCTTATCCCGCAGAAGAGATTAATAGAGCTATGGCCGCAATGTCCGCAAAGGCAAATGCCGCAGCCGCAGCCGCAGCCGCAGCCGCAGCCGCACCCACACCTGAAAAGAAAGTCACAAATCGTGGTTTTTAAAGGAGGAGTAAGATATGGTTAATCTTATGAATCTTGAACCTACTAAAATCAGTAGGGATTTAAAGGGTAAGTTTGTATTGATTTATGGTCTTCCCAAATCTGGGAAGACTAGCCTTGCCACACGTTGGCCTAAGTCCCTTCTTCTCGCTTTTGAAAAAGGTTATAATGCCTTGCCAGGTATTATGGCTTTGGATATTCCTAACTGGACTACCATGAAGGAAGCTTTCCGCGAATTGAAGAAGAAAGAAGTCCAAGAAAAATTTGATAATGTTATTATAGATACTTCTTCTATTGCCTGGGATAGATGCGCAGAGTATATTTGCCAACAGAACGATATAAAAGACTTGACCGACCTTGCCTGGGGCAAAGGAACAAAGGCGTGCGCGAAAGAGTTTGAGAAAATGTGGAGAGAAATCTCCATGCTGGGCTACGGCCTTGTCTTTCTTGCTCACGCAGAAGAGAAAGTTCCTTTTGGAAGTAATGACGACACACAGACTTACATTGCGCCCATGCTTGATAAACGTCCTTATCGCATCCTAAATGGCATGGTGGACGTTATCGCGTGCATTGACACGGATGAAGAAAGCGGAGAACGCTTCTTACAGCTCCGTTCTACACCTAAAATGGTTGCGGGCAGTAGATTTAAATACATGCCTGATAGAGTGCCGCTTGATTATGACGCCTTTGTTGAAGCTTTGGCAAGTGCCATTGAGCAGGAAGGCGATGCGGCAGGTGGTCTTATTGTTGATGAAAGGGTAGATTTAGACAATACTCCTAAAACTCGCTCTTTTGAAGAGGCGATGGATGAAGCAAAAGACCTGTGGACTAAAATCCTTGATAAAGATGACTCTGATGAAACATTTGAAAAAATGAATCAGATTATTGAAGACCAGTTTGGAAGCAGAGTTAAACTTTCGTCTACCAAAAAGAGTCAGCAAGGTATGCTAGAGCTTGCAATTCTCGATTTGAAAGACCTTTTAGCATCTCTTTAAAATAAGAACCTATACAAAGGCGGGCCTATGCCCGCCTTTTCTTGACATTTTCAAAAAAGTGTGGTATAATAATATTAGTAAAGCCTTCGGGAGAAAGTGGTAATACATGCAGCAATTGTTGAAATGTTATTATTGCGGAGAAACTTTTGACAGGTCAAAAGAAGACTATGTACAAGTTAAGAATCGCCGCTATGCACACAGAAAATGTTTTGAAAATAGAACAAATGACCAAATTGATACAGATGATTTTTGGAATGTAATTACAGAGGTATTCCACGATTACGGAAATTATGATTATAGAAAAGTAGATAGTCAGTTAAAAAATTATTTAAAACAAGGGTATACAATAAGAGGAGTTATCAATGCAGTAAGATATTGGTTTGTAGTTAAAGGCAATCCAATAACAGAAGCAAATAAGGGAATAGGAATTGTGCCTTACATTTATAAAGAGGCACAGGAATATCAAGCCTATCTAGATAAGCAGAGGGCGGATATTACTGCTATTGATGATATGCAATCAACAAAAGTGCAAAAAATTCAAAAGAGAGAAAAGAAAATAGAAACTTTAGATTTTGAGTGAGGAAGGTACTTTATATGGCAAATTTGGTCGATCCAAATGCCGTGATGCACGTTTTTGGTTGCTTGATGGAAGATCCTCGTATCTTACGAACAATAGACAAGTATCACCTCGAAAAAGATGATTTTGTAGATAAGTTTACCAAAAATATATTTACAGTTATCTATAATATGAATCAAAATGGTGCGAAAAAGATTGATGTTATAGACATTGACAACGCACTTAATGTAAATAAAGAAATTAAAGCCAACTTTGAAGAAAATCATGGAATTGATTATCTCCAAGATTGTGTTGAAATTCATGATTTAGAGAATTTTGATTATTATTATGGTATCGTAAAGAAATTTAGTGCTTTGCGCGCATTGAAAAGAAAAGGTTTTGATGTATCGCAAGTATATACAGAAGATATAACATTAAAAAACTACCATGAGATACAGCAAAGATTTGAGGAAATGTCAGTACAGGATATTTTCGACTTCTTTAAAGGTAGTTTATTAAATATAGAAAATAAATATCAAACCGCGGCAAGTAAAGATGCAATATCCGCGGCAGATGGATTACAAGAGTTAAAAGAATCGCTTCAATTAGCTCCTGATATTGGTAACGCATTACAAGGCAATGCTCTGTACGCGGTAACAAGAGGAGCAAGAAAAGGTAAATATTATATTCGGAGTAGTTTAAGTGGAAATGGTAAAACTCGTTTAGCAGTAGGCGACGCGTGTAATCTTGCCATTCCGGAACGATACAATATCGAAACTCATATGTGGGAAACAAAAACTAATTGCGAACCCACATTATTCATTACTACGGAGTTAACTGTCGATGAAATCCAAACTATGGTATTATCATGGGTTAGCGGAGTTAATGAAGCTATTATACTTGAAAACAAGTATACGGCAGAAGAAGAAAAGCGAGTAGACAGAGCAATTAAAATAATAGAACGTAATAAGGGAATGTTAATTTTAAAGCAAATAGCAGACCCATCTATTACTTCTATTGAAGCTTGTGTAAGGCAGCAAGTTTTTGTAAATAAAGTAGAAAATGTATTTTATGACTATATCTTTTCAAGTCCAAGTCTTTTTAATGAATTTAAAGGCGCAGGGATTCGAGAGGATGTAGTATTAACGTTACTCTCAACCGCATTAAAGGACTTGGCCGCGGAACTTAATATTTTTATTATGAGTTCTACTCAGTTAAGTGGTGAAGTAGACCAAAAGAAAGGCATAAGAGATCAAAGATTCTTACGAAATTCAAAAGGAATCGCGGATAAGGCCGATATTGGTGTAATTTCACTTTGGATAAATCCCGAAGAGCGGGCAATTATTGAAAGTGTAAGTAGAGAAAAAGGTTATCCAATGCCGAACTATGTAACAGATGTTTACAAAGTGCGGCGAGGTGCATATAAAAATGTTAAAATTTGGAGTATAGTAGATTTAGGTACTTGTAGAATTAAAGATTTGTTCATCACAGATGGATATTATAATCCAATTACGGATTTTACACCGTTTGTGGATGGATGTATTGAAGTGCAAAGTAATAATAGGGAATTTTAAAAATGGATTTAGATAAGATTAAAAATGAACTAGATACACAAGATATTGTTAATATACTCCAAGCCTTCTTTAAACCTATTCCTTTTGAAGAAAAAGGTGACATTTTAATTTTCCCTACCATTTGTCATAATACTTCTATTGAAGAAGCAAGTATGAAATTGTATTATTACGATAATACAAAACTTTTCCATTGTTATACAGAATGTCAGTCGTCTTTTGATATTTATGAACTTGTAAAAAAGATTTTGCATAATAGGGGTTTGAATGACGATTTTTATAATGTCATTTCTATCATACAAAACAATTCTAAAGTAAATGTATTCCTTACAGATGCCGATCAATGTTATACATCAATACTAGAAAAGTATAAAAAGAATAAAACTGAAATAGAGTTACCTGAATATGACCCTAAGGTATTGAATTGCTTTTCTACTTATAAACCAATAGAATGGTTAAGAGATGGACTCCAGCCGCAATCAATGGATAAATATTTAATCCGTTATTCTATAGCCAAAGAGCAAATTATTATCCCTCATTTGGATATTAATGGAGTTTTAGTTGGTATTAGAGTTCGTAACTTGCGGCCAGAGGATATTGAATTAGGTAAATATATGCCTGCCCGCATAGAGGGGAAAATATATTCTCATCCTTTAAGTTGTAATTTATATGGATTATACTATAATCGTGCGGCAATAGAAGAAACTAAAACTGCATGGCTTTTTGAAGGTGAAAAAAGCGTTATTCTATGTGATGGCTGGTATGGAAATGAAAGTCTTGCGGTCGCTACTTGCGGCAACAAGATAAACAAAATACAATTAAGTTTATTACAGTCTTTGGGAGTTCGTAATATAGTAATATGTTATGACCGCATGAATGAAGATGAACAATCAAAATACTTCTATCAACTATTTGATACATGCCGCTCATATCAAAACTATTTTAATTTCTCCTTTATATATGATTTCCAACACATACTAGAATATAAAGCGGCACCGGTAGACTATGGCCGCGAAATTTTTGAACATCTTATGAGAAAGAGAGTGGTAATAAGTTGAAATATAAAGTAAACCCTTTAATAAAGGATTGTTATAATTATACG